ATAATGTTTTGAATACTGTAAATAATGTTTTGACTGGTGCCGTGATGAGCTATGTCAATAGTAGGTTCGTTATCACAAGTTCTACAACAGGCACATCTTCAGCAGTTACTGCAATGACTTTGCCAGAGAATGGCACTGATATATCATATATTATGAATTTTGTTAATGGTGTTGACATAGTAGCAGGTCTTGATGCACAAGTTTTAAGTGCTGAAACTAAAGAACAGTCTTTAATAGCTAATTACTCTGAAATAGTATTCAAGGGTGTAACATTTTTAGATCAAATGAATGATACTGAACGTTTAGCATGTGCATCTTGGTGTCAAGCAAATGATGTTCTTGGTTATGAAGTATATGATCAGCCAGTAAACTTAGATGTTAACCCAACCAATAATGTATGGCAGATTATACTTAATAGTTACTCAAACTGGAGAATGTTTTATTCACCAACAAATCAGAAAAACTTGCCAGTAGTCTATATGTCAAGGCTTCATACAATGAACTTAGAGGGTGATGGTACAGCTATTACCATGAACCTAAAAGAGTTGGTAGGTGTTTCTGCTGAGGACTATGATCAATCGACCATATTAAAAGCTGATAGAGTTGGTCTGGATTTATATTCATCTTTAGAAAAGACAACTAAGACTGTTGTTAAGTCATCTAGTGGTAATGATTTTAGTGATAACAGATATTTTTCTATTGCTTTTGTTAATTCTTTGAAAACAGATATGTTTAATTTTTTGTCAAATACAAGTACTAAAATACCTCAAACACAGTCTGGGGTTAATCAAATTGCAGGACAAGTAGAAAAGACTATAGCTAAATATATTAGAAATGGTTTTGTTGCTGCAGGTACTTGGAACTCATCAACTAAGTTTGGTGACTATGAAGCTTTTGATAGAGCTATTCAAACTCAGGGGTATTATGTTTATGCAGGTGACTTATCGGCTCAATCTCAAGCAGATAGAGAGGCTAGAAAATCAGTACCATTTCAAATAGCCGTTAAGCTTAGCGGAGCTACGCATTCGATCGAACTTATACTAACTATAGAAAAATAAGGGTACAAAAAAAATGGCTTTAAAAACTAGTTTAATACCGACAGAAGAAGCAACTGTGAATCTTTTTGGTACATCAATTACTGATTTTATAGCAGGCGATTACATTGAAATAACTATGCAAAATAATAAGAGTGAACAGAAATTTGGCTCAAATACTACCGTTACTCAAAAAAATGTTACTGGTGATGCTGCTCAAATAACTCTTAATGTCATGATGTTGTCAGGTAGTGATGCTTTTTTAAACAATACCTATAATCAGAGTTCGCCAGTAGTACAAGATGGTAGTATAAAACGTTTCTATACTAAAAACGGTATATCTAATGTTGAAACATTATCACTAAGTAATGCAACTATTCAAATGCGTAATTTGGCTAGTTATGGTAATCAAGCACCAAATGAGAGCATACAATATATTATCTCTTGTGAAGTTACAAGGCAGGTTTAGTGATGTCTGATAAAAGTTTTATCGTTAATGATTTTAAGTTTGATCTTTATAACGACTCTATAAATAATAGTTTAAGGGTTGTTGGTTATTTTACAAAGATAGGTAAAATGGCTGAATTAGAAGACTATAGTTTTATAGGGACTAAGGAGCAGTTAGAGATAGCTAAATTAATGGAAGAAATGTATCAATATGACAAGGCTTTCATTTCTAAAATACCAATGTTTTGGGATGATAAAAAGAATATCTACCTGAGATGGTTTATGCAAGGAGGTGAGCTGATAGCTCGTCCATTTTTATAGAAAGAAATATATCTTAAATTTCTATACTAAAAACAATAATCATAATTATATTGGCTATACAAACGTATCAAATGCTAATCAATTTATATTCTATTTAGTCAAGAAAGGCTATGGTAAGTATAGTGATATAATTAATCTAAATACTAGCATCGTACTTGATATGCTTGAATATGAAAACATTAATAGTGATATTGAAAATCATATAAGGTCTAATAATGATAGTTAATGAAATTGTAAACAAAATAAAGTTTAGTGGTTCGCTATCACCTATCAAAGATTTAAATTCTAATCTTAAAGATGCTACAACAAATATAAAAGATGTTGGTAAGGGTTTTCTAAAGATTGGTGCAGGTATCACTGGTGTTATAGGTGGTATTGCATTATTTACAAATAAAACTCTTGAGAGTAGACAGAATTTAATCAATCTATCGTCTCAAATTGGTGTATCTACAGATAAGATACAAGAGCTTGGTTATATTGCCAGTCAAACAGGTTCAAGTTTTGACACTATAGAAAATTCACTATCTGGATTAACAGATAGAATAAGCCAAGCCTTAATAACTGGTGATGAGGGATTTGCTCGATTAGGGGTATCTATCCAAAAGTCTAACGGTGATATTAAGAAATCTGATGAACTATTATTAAACATTAGAGATAGGTTTAGTGATTTAAAATTATCTCAAGAACAAAAAGTAATGTTTGCTAATAATCTTGGATTAGATAGATCATTAATAGATATGCTATCTATGACAAATAAGCAGTTTGATGAAATACTCTCTAAGTCTACTGAGTTTGACATAATCAGTAAAGAAGATCTTGATAAGGCTGCTGAATACAATAATACAATGCGAAGGTTAAAGACTACTTTTGCAGGGATAGCTACAGACTTAGCTATTCAATTTGCACCAACATTTGAAAAAATGGCTAACGAGTTTGCATCTTGGGTTCGTGACAATAAAGAGTTTATCAAAGATACTGGGAAGAATTTAGGGATTACATTAAAATATATAGCGTCAGGACTGACGGGATTAGTTAATGGTTTTAGTAGTGTTTTAAAAACAGCCAATGATTTCGGTTATTATTTAGATTCAGTTCTGGGCAGCTCTATAGACGATTTTGTAGGTGGCCTTACTAGTATATATGATATGTTTGCTAACATATTAGAAGTTGTATCGTCTGTTGGAAATAAGATAGGTAGTGTTTTTGGCTATCAAGATGATAACAAGGAAGATAGATCAAAAAAAAGAAAAGAATATTTTGATAATCTTCCTAAGGGAGTAACACCAGAAAATATACAATATTTCACTACAAATGAAATAGAACAAATGAGGATGATGCAAGCCCCAACTCCAAGCATAAAAAATACAAATAATAGAAATACTAATAGTAGTACAAATACTAATAATAGTACAAATAATAATATAAGTATAAATGTTCAAGGTAGTAATGCTAACGATATTGCTAAAAAAACTATGGATACTTTGAAAAGATATCTTGATTCCACCGAGACACAAAACAAGAGTGTAATAATATGAGTAGTGTAGCTAGTTATCTCATTAACAGAGTTAATAATGAAATACCTACTAATGATGATAAGTTAATATCAATAGGTGGGTTGACAGCTTTTGCAGATAATATCGTCAATACAACCCATTCAGCTCAAGCAACAGAGTATTATGTTGAAGATGGTAGTAATGTTTCAGATACTATAATACAGATGCCTACAGAGATAGAAATAGATGGGTATATTAGTGATAGTTTACTGTATAGGAAAAACCCTACTGTTTTTTCAAGAGTCACAGGAGATGGCCTAGCTATTATTAGTAAATATACTAACAATAAAACTCAAGCTCAAATAAACAAAGCTTTAGCATTTGGTCAATCATTATCAGACATATATTCTCAATATGACCAGTTAGTTAGAGATGGTTTAAGTATTTTAGAAATATTTGAAAGAAATACTAAAGACAAGTACGTAGATAAATTTTATTCTGAAATCAGAAGACTTCAAAGTACAGGTCAATTGATTAAAGTTAAAACTAAGAATACATCATATGAAAGTATGGCTATTGAATCATTTAATTTCATACAAGACTATAACAACATTAATTCTGCAAGTTTTTCTATATCTTTGAAACAGGTCAGGTTAGTGTCAAGTAGGCAGTCTGATAAGTCTGATATGATAGGAAAAAATACTGCAAAGACTATAGCTGATCAAGTATCTACCAAATCATCGGAAGGGGTACAAACTGGGACAAAAATTCCAGTAGAAGAAATTTCTAATAATGCAATATTTAACTCATCATTAGAAAAATTAATAAATAATAAAGAAACATTTCTATTTCAAGGGTCTCTTTAATGAAACTAATTAACAGCATTACAGATCAATCATATCAAGTGCACTTTATAAAGTTAGATATCGGTGAAATACAGTTAGTACTAAGGTATCATAATGTCATTCGTATGTGGTGCATGGATGTATTCTATGCTAATACTACTATAAACGGAGTTAGATTATCTTTAGGTGTGCAACATATAAATCGTGAGAACTTACCATTTGATTTTATTGTAATTGACAATTCAAATATTGGTTTAGACCCTTATAGAATTAAAGATTTCTCAGATGCAAGAGTACAGCTGTATATGCTTGAAGCTGATGATATGGAGGTTTTACGTGGCAGAGCAGTACAAGTTTAATAGGTCTTATTTGCTAACATTTTCTTTCAACGATAGTAGAAATGATATAAATATAGAGCCACCATTAAATATTGAGTTTGAATGTACTAAGTACGATACAGGTTCCACTAGTAGTGCAATAATAAAAGTCTATAATCTTAATGTTAAAAATAGACTTCATATAGAAAAAAATGATACTGATACCTCAAAAATAATAAAAATATCTCTAAAGGTTGGTTATAAAAATAGTGATAGTTTAAACCTAAAAAATCTATTTATACAAAGTGTACTTAGAAGTTATACCTATAGAGATGGAGCTGATTACATAACCATTATAGAGTGCAATAATAGCACAAACATTTTAGATAAACCTCTACCACCAACTGGTATAAAAAATCTCAATCAATTAATTAATTATTGTGCTGATGGAATGAAAGAGTTTGGTATAACAAAAGGTGCTGTCAACCAAAGAATAAATAATACTAGACCATTGGTTGCCTTTGGTAATGCGTATGATTTGTTGTTTGATCAAATACAAAAAAATGAAACCTTTTTTATAGATGATGAGCAGTTTTATATTTTAAAAAATAATCAAGTAGTTAGTAGATTTATTCCAATAGTTAGTGCTGATACTGGGTTATTAGATACCCCCATTATGCAAGATAGCCTAATAAATTTTAGTATGCTAATAAGCCCTGAAGTAAAACTTGCTAGACGATTCGAAATAATAAGTACAGTTAACAGCAAAGTAAATAATGTATATAAATGTATTCAAATTCAATATAGTGGTAATTATATGGGTGATAATTGGATACAAACAGTTACAGGAACACTAAGCAATAATTATGAGGTCATATCTAAATGATTACAAAAGAAACACCTTTTTTTGATATTATAAACTCAAGTATAAGCAAAGCTTTGTCTAATACGCACACAAGTATAATAGCTAAGATAGTTAAAGTTAATGTATCCACTATAGATTGCCAGCCAGTATTAAGAAGAAAAAAAACAGAAGATGAAAGTATAAAGCTACCTATCTTTACAGAGGTTCCGATCATCACCATGCAAGGTGGGAAAAGTAATATCCTTATGCCATTATCAATAGGTGACTATGTGCTATTAATCGTTCATGAGCGTTGTTTTGACTATTGGTATACTTACGGTTACGATGATAATTTACCCCCTTTAAATAGAATGCATGACTATAGCGATTGCTTTGCTTTATGCGGTGTCAATACACAAGATAATGAACTACCTATACCGTCAGTTACAACGATTAACGGTGATCTTATTATCAATGGAGACGTAAATATACAGGGAAATTTGACAGTTACAGGAAAAATAACAGCAGATGACTGTTTAACTACTAGTGGTGTAAGTCTCAAAAACCATATACATGGTGGCGTGCAAAGTGGAAGTGGCAATACAGGAACACCGAGTTAAGGATATAAAATGTCAGTAAGAAAATTAAGTATTGATGGTGATTGGACTTTTGGACGTTCTTTAAGAGATTATTATAGAGAATCGGATGAAGTACATCAAAATGTGCGTACTAGGGTGAAATCATGGTTTAATGATTGGTTTTTAGGTGTTGATGAATATATTGATTGGGAAAATCTTCTAGGTAATAAAAATACTGAAGAAAATATAATCAAGCAGGTTGAAAGATGTGTGTTAAATACAAATGGTGTAGCAAATATAATATCTCTAGATATAAACACTGATACTACATCAAGAAATGCTACTATCAAGATCGAATATAACACTCTTTTTGATAAAAGTTTCAAAGGAGAGTTCAATATTTTGTGATGATATAATTATATATATTGATTTTTATATATAGTTTTATGTCTTTAGAATTCACTACATCAGGTTTAACAATAGATACCCTTAATGAGCTACTAATATCTTTAGAGGCTGGATATAAATCTATATATGGTAGTGATATAGATGTATCTAGTAATACACCTGATGGTCAAAAAATAGGTATAGATGCAAAAAGTACGCAAGATATAGAGCAACTAATACTTAATCTATATAACAATTTAGATCCTGACTTTGCACAGGGTATTTTTCTTAATGTTTTAACTAAGAACTGCGGTATTAAACGCATTGCTGGTACACAATCAAGTGCTTTAGTTAATATAGTAACGACTCAAAGCGTTACATTACCTTCAGACTATTCATTAATTGATATAAATAATAATGTTTGGTCGGTAGAAAAATCTCAAGTTATACCAATAGGTACTACAAGTATAAATTTTCTATGTACAACTTTTGGTGCTATAACTGCTAAAGCTGGTAATATTAATGAGCAAGATACCATTATATTAGGCATAACTTCAGTTAATAATCCTGCTGATGCGAATGTTGGTACAGATGAAGAAACAGATGAAGATCTAAGAGTTAGAAGAATTAAGTCTACTGAATTTGCAGCCAATTCTACTATTGGATCAATATATGCTCAGCTTAATAATGTAAACGGTGTTTCAGATGCGTTGATAGATGATAATGATTCAAGTAAACAAAATATAGTTAAAGATATTGCACCAAATACCATATGGTGTGTTGTGGACGGGGGTAGTGATAATGATGTGGCACAAGCTATTTATAGAGATAAAACAGCAGGATGTGGATTTAAAGGTAGTACAGTTATAACCATTCGTGAAAATACAGCGTTTGCAAATCGAGTTAATACAAAATTAGTAAGATTTGATAGAGTAAAAGACATCCCTCTGTATATAAAATTACAAGCCAAAAGAAAAGATGTAAACATACCCTTAGACTTAAATGCAATTAAGAATGCAATAGCTATAAAGTCTTATATAATTAATGAAACTTGTATTGTAAGTGCTCTATATGATTTTGCATATATGGCAGGTAATAACTTTTACTTATATGATATGCAAGCTAGTGCAGACAATGTAACTTTTATCAATAGTTTTATTAATGCAGGTTACGATGAGAAATTTACTATTGATATTTCCAATATAACAATCACAGAAGTAGTTTGATAGATGGCTGATATAGGTATAAATCAAGAATGGATAAACCAATACAAAAATTTGTTAAGGTATCAGTATGTCAATAAGCCAAAAGCAAGTGCAGAAATTGAACTAAAGCTAAAGGATTTATCGAGAATATTCAATATAGTTCAAGTATTTATTAGTAAGCTAAATGTAGATACTGCAACTGGTGATCAACTTACAAAGGTTGGTAAAATAATAGGGGTTAATAGAATTGTTGAATACCCAAGTTCAACTGTTACAATCACAGACGATAATCAATATAGAAAAATAGTAAAAGCAAAAATTATAAAAAATGTAACTACTTCAAGAATGTACAACAAGGATCTTGAGAAGATAAATTTTTTTGATGCTTATACGCTCATATTTGATGGCAACGCTTTTGTTACTGATAATCAAAATATGACTTTTTCAGTAATTGTTGATAGTACACAAATAACTCAATCTGATATAGAACTTTACTATTATGCAAATGTATTACCTAAGCCCCAAGGTGTTAAACTAAGGCGAGTTGCAGGATATGACCCTGGTGTTGGTTTTTTTTCATTTAGGAATGATCCCAATGCTAAAAGTTTTAGTGTTGGAACATGGTGTAAAGTCTATTTAAATTTTGGAAATTAAGGAATAAAAATGGCTAAAATAAATAACTTGAATAAAAACTTTTTACCTTTTGGAATTAATGCATCTTCGGTAGATAGAAAACCTATAGGTAGTGCAACTGATTCAAACACTCTAGATCTAAATATAAATAATGATTATTTTACAGGTTGGCGATCAGTTAGTAATGAAAATGACCCTGTACAGATGTTTGATATGAATGGTGCTATGTATGGTACTACTGCAATGCTTCAATATCAAAAACAAAGAGGTATAAGTGAATGGGTGACTACTCAAGAAATGTATTATCCTTGTATGGTTTTTGGATCAGATGGGCATATATATGCAGGTAAGCAAGATGGTTTTGATTTCACAAAAGATCCAACTACTGATGGAGGAACTAACTGGGTTAGAATCGTTGATAAAAATGGTCCTAATTTAACAGGTTATTCTAGAATATACACAGCTTCTAATTTGACAAATATAGTACTAACAGCAATTCCTCAGCAATCAAATCCTACTGCGTATTATGATGGTATGATAGTGGAGTTTATAGCTATAGGGACTAACGGTGCTGGCGTTACTTTGAATGTAAATGGACTTGGAAATATACCACTTAAGAATCAAGACGGTAGCCCTATATTTAATGGAACTTTTGTTGCTGGAGATTTAGTCAAAGCTTATAAAGACGGTAGTATATTTAAATATATTGACACTAGATTTGATAAAAACCCCACTGGTACCATCATAATGACTAATTCATTTACCAACGCTACTACGCCTTTAGGTTACATTCCTTTCTTCGATTACGAAGCTGATATAGTAACTTTTCAAAAATTATACGATACTTATGTTGCAAGTGGAGTAAGTTACGGAACAGCTACTGCAGGTAAATTTATTGTAGGGGCAAAACAGGGTGATTTTTTACGTGTTACAGGAGGTAATGCAGGTTCTGCAGGTTTACATCAAGACGATGCTATTAGAGATATTCAAGGTCAATTAAATATAGGTAATGACGGAGGAACTGGATCGGTTAGAGATGGCAATGGTGTGTTTTTAAAAGGTGGCCCAACAGCATTTAGAAGTAACGGAGGAGTTGGTAGTTCAGATAATTCATTAATAGGTTCCTTTGTTGCATCTAGAGTAGTTCCAGTAGCTACTGAAAACAGACCAGTAAATACAGCTTTTAGATTCTTTATAAAATATAAATAAGGGTAAGATATGTTAGTTTATGAATACAATGATAATTTTAGATTTATTGGCACCTTCGATGCTCCTCTTTTACCTGATGGTAGTTATGCAAAGCCAGTACAAAGTACTGAAATAGAAGTACCTTCAGATACACTATTAGAGGGTAATTCTTGGTTTTTTGATGTCTCCACAGAGCAATGGTATCAAGATGAATATCTTGTCGGTATGTTAGTTTATGTTGATGAAGTTAGACAAGTTATTAATGAATATCAGTGGGTGAATAAGGATACTTTACTTGGTGGGGCTATAATCCAGTTAGAGAAGCCAATAAGTGTAGCAACTAAAGAAAAAGAAGCTGAATTGTTGGCACATATACAAGTAACTAAGATTGATAACTTAATGGTTACATCTAATGGTATAACTTTTAAACCAAGTGAATTTATGCAAGAAATAAATGAGCATTTAGAATTAGCTATATTGAATAATGTATTTGTCGTTATCGTTCCGAGTATTGCAAGTACACCTATAGATATTAAGCAAGTGATGATTGAGACATTACAGAATAAAATAAACTTTAATAATTTAAAAGAAGAGTTTTTAAAAACCCCACTATTTACTGGTCTGACATTATCTCAAGTTGAAAGTACAGATATAGTATCTTTATTTGAAGCATTTTTACTTAATTAGATTAATAAGTATCATTCGTAATTCATATTTTATAAGTATTTTGCTTTGGATAAATATTTATTTGGACACAAATACGGACACACAAAAACTATATTTTAATGAAATTATCAGATTTAAAAATAAAGAAACTTCAAGTAACAGGTAAGGATTATAGAGTACCTGATGGCAATAATCTATATGTAAGGGTAAATAAGACTGGCAACAAATCTTTTTTATTTAGGTTTTCTAATGATGGTAAGGAGAGGATTTTAACTATTGGTAAGTACCCAGAGATAAGCTTGTCAGATGCTAGACAAATATCATTAAATGTTAAGCGTGATATATCTAATGGAATAACTCCAAGAGTAAGAAAAGATGATAAGTTTAAAAAATTCAAAAAGTTCGCTGATGAATGGATAGAGAATATAAAAAAAAGTGGTGCGAGCAAAAGACACATAGAATCATCAATATCTAGGCTTGATAAATATGTATATCCATCTATTGGGAATACAAATATTGATAAAATAGTACCCTTAGACATAGTTGATCTGTTAAGAAAAATGGAAACACTAGGATATTATGAACAAAGAGATAAAGTTAAATCTAATATAAATATGGTATTTAGATATGCTATTGCTAGTGGGATTTGTTTATATAACCCTGCTAGAGATATTTCAGCAGCACTTATAAAGCATAGTTCTCAAAATTTTGCTTTTATTGATCCAGTCAAACAAAGGCATGATCTTAAGCAGTTATTTACAGATATATTTAATATGGATAATAAGGTATTAGAGAATGCATTTAAGATGTCTATTTATACAGCATTAAGACCTAGTGAATTGATAAATCTTGAATGGAGTGAAATAGTTGGTAGTCAAATTATAATCCCTGCTAAAAGAATGAAAATGAAGAGAGAGCACATAGTACCACTATCTAGGCAAGCTTTAGACGCTATAACTACATTAAGAGAAATAAGCATCAATAAAACATACTTATTCCCATCTTATTCTATACATGGGCAAGCTATGAACAGAAATATTTTAAATCAGAATTTAGTTCGGTTAGGTTATGATGGTAAGGGAAATAAGCCAAAGCAAGTGGCTCACGGATTAAGACATTTAATATCTACTTCGCTATATGAGATGGCAAACAAATATAAATGGAGGAGTGAGGCTATTGAGAAAATATTAGCCCATGAAGAAAGTAATAGGGTTAAATCTACTTACAATAAATTCGAGTATCTGGACGAAAGGGCGGATATACTGCAGAAATGGGCTAATCATATTGATAGTATTATTTCTCACAACTAGGTAATTGTTCATAAAAATTGACTAAGTCTGAGTATCTGTAAAGTACACACTTACTACTTACTCTTTTGCTTTTAGGAAAAATTTCTTTATATTTTTTTCTCCAGTCACAAAATGTAGCCGAGCTTACACCTAGTTTTTTTGGTGCTTCTTCTGCTCTTACTGCTATCGTATCGTTCATAATTATTTCTCCTTGTTATTTAAATTAAAACGTAAAAAAACCGTGATACCTTGGTAGATAGCACGGTGTTGTTATTTAGTTTGTAGTTATTTTAGTTGGTTAGCAAAGACCGACTAGCTCATGATCATAGATAGTCTTTGTCATATTCTCTTCAAGATACATAACTTGATTAGCAACTCCAAACATCTTTTGAATATCGCCTTTTAGTACTCGTAAAAGTATCTTACTAGCCACCCAATCCATTGTAAGCGGTGTTAAGTCAAGAGTAGGGTGCAAGTCTCGCATACTCCTAAAGAAGCTATCTAGGTTGGTATCTTTTGAAGTAAGATAACTAAAATTAAACTCTTTGACTTTTCTAGTAGCTTGTAGATTTGGTATATGGCTACTGACTTGGCGTTTAGGTTGCTTATTCACTTTTTGAATAAGTGAGTTACATTCATAACGCCATTTCTCTATTTGATTATCATAGTAGCTTTTAACTTCGCTTATCTCTTGCTCGTGGTATAGTTGCACTTCTTTGAGGCTATCACGCTCACTCTTGAATGCTCCAGCTCTTAGCTTTTCATTTTTGAGTTGACGAGCTTGCTCTTTGGATTGAGTATCTAGTATGTGCTGTTCCATAGAGTTAAAAGCATTAATGTAAGCTTCTTTGAACTCACTCGCCTTTTTGCCAGTGAATCCCATTATCAAGAAAACTAAGCCATCTCTTGTGATGTTGTAAGATAATAATTCTCTACCTGATAGGTCTGTATATTTACTCAACACAAAATTGTGTTTAGTGAAATTTTGACTACAATCTAAATCTTTTACCTTTCTCAATACTTGCTCATGTCTCTTACCGAAAACTTTGGCAACATCATTGCTAGTAGTTACAAGTTGATTGTTTTTCACTTGAATTAAGTCTGTTATGTTTTTCATTTTAATATTCCTCTTTATGTTTTGGTTATCAATCAAATTGTCGGGTGGTTGATAACATGACACTTGCGGAATACACAAACATGCACTAAAGCCTTTCCTATTGCTAGGTATTGTATAGCTATAGTCCACCCAAACTCTTGAACAACAAAAGAAAGGATATATTTAATGGAGTTATTTGAACTCCGCAAGTGTTATGGGTTATCAAGCCCAACACTTACAGAATAATAGAGAATTATTTATTTGTCAAGAAAGATTAATTTTTATGAAACAATGTAATACTAGCTAACGCTAATGTGATAATAATAAAAACAGGGTTTAAGATAACAAGCCATTTAAGCGTATTTGCTTTCTTAGCATTGATTTTCATATTTTCATGCTTAGTCTTATCAGTCATAATTATATGAACCAATAAGTTAGTTTTATAATCTTGCTTCAAATTTGTATTACATAACACTTCACTAGCCTGTATACCTTCAGCATAATAATAACTTGGTTTAAAGTTTAACCATATAACGATAATAAAAAAAACCAACTCTATTATCGATAGTGCTAAAAATATTGATACTATGAATAAGTTATTGGACTGTAGATACCCATTAACCATAAAAGCTATGCAACCTAAACAAAATGTAGCGTATATAAAGTATTTATTGCTTAACCTATCCTTGGATGCTGTTATTGCATTTAAATTTTCTTTTGCACCTTGTAATATCAGCTCTAAAACCTTAGGGTCTGATTGCTTGAATATATCACTAGTATCACTTACTATCTCATCTTTTTGCATATCTTTAGTATTCAATATTATTTTAAACATATTATATCATCATGTGTGATCTGCATAGACCAACTCTTTTATTAATCCTCCAAAATCACTGCATGAACAACTTTAACCTTTTGCAGCATCAGCAGAGTAAGCAGGTCGTTATTATCAACACAAATATACTCGTCAACTTCAAAACCAGTCTCGTCTACATAACTTTCTTTTCTAAGCACTATAGTCAGCAAATTAAGCTCATCTATACGACTTGTAAGCTCTGCTAATGTTTTGTTTACATAAGGCTTTATGATTTGAGCTACTGGGATTACTTTTATTTGTGAATGGCTATAGCCTTTTTGTTTTAAGTAGTTAGGCATTTCCTAAAATCTCGGGATTTTCGTAGATGTTGCTAGTAATCTCAATATTATTAATCTTAACAGTTCCTTCTTTTAAAAACTCCTCATTATCTATAGAATACCTCCCAACAAATGATCCATTTTCAAAACAAACTACACATTCAACTTCAACCCAATAAGTAACATTGGATGCGGTAGTCATTCCTTTTGGGACAAGTAGAACCTCTTTTTTATAAATATCTCCCTCATATATTTCCTTACTCATAATATGTACTTGAGACTTATCAAAATAATCATCAAAGTTGTCTATGGTCTCAGTAAAAGTAGCAGGGTCTGTTTTAATTACCCCAAATAAAGATACAAACTTTTTCATCATATCTGA